AGCTACCTGGGGCCGGGCACCGTCGGTTTGTTCGTGATGCGCGACGACGATCCGGTGCCGCTGCCGGACGATGGTCAACTGGCGTTGGTCCAGGCCTATATCGACCCCTTGCGCCCGGTGACCGCCGAGTTGCATGTGCTGGCGCCGGTGTTGGTCCCGGTGATCTACACCTTGCGCCTGATCCCGGATACCACCGCCATCCGCGCCGCCGTCGAGGCCGAGTTGCAGGACCTGCATGATCGTGAGGCTGGCCTGGGTGAAACACTGTTGCTGACCCATATCGCCGAGTCCATCAGCAGTGCCAGCGGCGAGCAGGATCACCTGCTGGTTTCGCCGTCCGCCGATGTGCCAGCCGCCACCAACCAGTTGCTGACCTTCGGAGGTTGCGTATGGCTGGAGTAAGAACGGCCGAGCAATACCAGGAGCAGTTGCGCAGTTTGCTGCCGGCGGGCCCGGCCTGGGACCCGGAGCAAGTGCCGGAGATCCAGCAGGTGCTGCTGGGTATCGCCCAGGAACTGGCGCGGGTTGATGCCCGGGCCGTGGACCTGATCAACGAAGTGGACCCGGTGACGGTCAGTGAACTGGTGCCGGATTGGGAGCGGGTGATGAACCTGCCCGACCCTTGCCTGGGGCCCACCCCTTTATTCGACGATCGCCGTGTGGCGGTGCGTCGGCGGCTGTTGGCGGTGGGCGACCAGAGCGTCGGCTACTTCATCGACATCGCCCGTAGCCAGGGCTATCCGAATGCCAGTGTGACTGAACTGCAAGCCCCACGCATGGGCCGGGCACGGTTTGGCAAGGCGCGCTTCGGTACCTGGCAGGCGCAGTTCATGTGGACGCTCAACACAGGTGGTCGACTGCTTATGGGGAGGCGTTTTGGTGCGAGCTATTGGGGCGAGCGTTTTGGCGCCAACCCAGGGAGCGCCCTGGAATGTCTGATACATCGTGCCGCCCCGGCGCACACGCTTGTGCACATTAATTATGACTAGAGGATAGACGCGTGGATTACCCAAAAAGCGTGCCCAGCGCTGGGCTGGTGAATGGCAAGTTTGTTGATGAAAACCCGGTGGGCGGTTCTCCGGGATCGTTGATTCCCGCGCAGTGGGGTAATGCGGTTACCACTGAGATACTGGGAGTGATTCAGGGGGCCGGGTTTATCCCGGATGAGGCTGACAATACTCAGTTGGCGGATGCGATTCGAAAGATTGTTACCGATAATAATCCTGGCGCTGCAACAGAGGCGGCGGCGGGAGTATTGATGTTGGCGACGGCGGCACAGGTCGCGGCCGGTGTTGACGATACAGCCTCTGTAACTTCAAAAAAACTTGCACAGAAGTTGGTTCAAGCCACAGAGGTCGCATTCGGTTGGCTCAAAATTGCAACGCAGGCGCTTACTAACACGGGCTCTGATGACGTAGCGGCGGTGACGCCGAAGAAACTGGCGACGGCCGTTCAGGGGCAAGCCCTGACGGCGTTCACGACCGCCGGCACGGCGCCGGCATTCACGCTGACCACGGTTCCGGCCATCACTGCCTACGCGGCGAACCAGCGATTCCAGGTGACGTTCAACGCTGCTGGCGGCGCAACGCCGACGCTGAACGTATCGGGCCTGGGCGCGAAGAACCTCAAGCAATACACATCGACCGGAGTCAAGATCGCCGCAATTATTGCGGCCAGTCAGACCTCCGATGTTGTGTATGACGGAACCGACTTTGTTGTGCTTGATCAACTTCCGAACTCGGTCGGTGCAACACCTGCGCAGTTCGATGGCTCGACGAACCTTGCAACTACTGCATTCGTTCAGGGTGTTGGACTTCAGTTCAGTAATGTGACGCTTGCTAGCGCAAGCATGACGCTAACAGCGGCGACGCATGCGGGTGCGATTGTTGTCGGGAATAGCTCTTCTGCGATTAACGTGACGTTACCGGCAGTTTCCACTGTTCCGGCCAAAGTTGCTATTAAGTTCTGGAACTATGCAGTTGGAACAATGACGTTATTGGCGTCTGGTTCCGACAGTATTTATTTGCCTGGAACGGCCACGTCATTCTCTGTGCCTACCGGATCTTGGGTTACCCTAGTATCTAGTGGCGTAGGTGTGTGGTATGCCGTTGACATGCCTGGGGTTGGGGTTGGGCAGACACGACAGATTTTTACTGTCGGAACTACACGAGTCGCTGGAACAACTTATTACAACACTACTGGGCGTCCTATTTGGATTTACTTGGAAAACAATGGATCGAATACGATTGGCAGTAACGGTTCGCTGACAGTTGGGGGTAGAGCTATGAACTTTCCTTGGGCTTGGTACACCACCCCTACGGCGAGTGCTGGCGGAATTTCGACTATGGTTTTACCCGGTGAGTCATACGTGGCAAGCGGCGCTTCTCTTTGGATTGAAATTCGATAAGGAAATAAATATGCCATATTACAAAGATACCAATAGTGGGCTTCATTTTCTCGACGATACCGCTTTCGCGTATATTTTGCCCGACGGCTCCGTTGAGATTACTGATGCAGAAGCGCGTGCAGCTCAAGCTGCGGCAAACGAACCAAGTCATGAGCAAGTATTAGCCGCTACACATTCTGAGCGCGACTCTCTGCTTGCCATTGCAAGTCTGCGTATCGCACCTCTACAAGACGCAGTTGACCTTGGCACGGCGGCCGCCGACGACACGGAAAACCTGAAACGTTGGAAGGAATATCGGGTCGCTGTAAATCGCGCGAGCAGTCGGGCAGATTTCCCCACAGCTATTGATTGGCCGGCTCCGCCAGACTGATTAAAATATTAATATCGGAATTAATTGTAAGAAGATATCAGTGACTCTGACATTGCCAACTGGTTTTTTTTTTGAAAATCAGAGGTGTGACAGGTAATGACTATCTTGAGTTTATATTGATAAGTAGCGCCGGTATGACTCATGCCGTCGAGTTGGCTTGGCGATAGAATATGAACATAAAGCGCTTGCTTGGCTATCGGCAAACGCTGAGATATTGGTCGGCCTCTTAAGGTTTTTCGGGAAAGTGACCCACCTGAACAGCTGTTGCAAACCCTCCCAATACCAGCGTTTTAGTATTTCCCCTCACGCTGCCATGTCTCGTCATCCAATCAATCCCCAAAAACGCATCGCGACATTCCTAGCCTGGGTGGGCGAGGAGTCGTGCACATCAATTATGTCTAGAGAATAGAAACGTGGATTATCCAAAAAGTGTACCCGGCATAGGGCTGGTGAATGGGCAGTTTGTTGATGAGAACCCGGTGAATGGAACGCCAGGGTCGTTGATTCCGGCTGAGTGGGGGAATGCGGTCACCACTGAGATACTGGGTGTGATTCAGGAGGCTGGGCTAACGCCGAATGAAGCGGATAACGGTCAGTTGGCTGATGCAGTTCTGGCGATTGTTACAAGTAAGTCTCCCACTGCTGCAACGGAAACCAATGCGGGCATATTGAAGTTGTCCACGGGGATCCAGGCAATTGTCGGAACTGACGATACGACCGCTGTGACGCCCAAAAAACTTCAGCAGAAATTGGCAACTGTTCTACAGACTCAGGCCCTGACCGCCTTCACGACGGGCGGCATTGCGCCTGCATTCACGCTGACCCCGTCGCCTGCGATCACCGCCTACACAGCCAACCAGCGATTCCAAGTGGTGTTCAGTGCGGCCGGCGGCGCTACGCCGAACCTGAACGTGTCCGGGATCGGCCCGAAGAACCTCAAGCAATACACGGCGGCCGGTACGAAGATCGCGGCGATTATTGCATCTGCTCAAACTTCAGATGTTGTGTATGACGGCGTTGATTTTGTGGTTCTTGACCCGTTACCTAACTCAGTTAGCGCAACTCCTGGGCAATTCGATAACTCAACTAATCTTGCAACGACTGCATTCGTTCAAGGGGTTGGTTTTCAGTTTAGTGGTACGTTTGGACTCAGTGCAAGCACAACGCTTACTGCCTCTACCCATGCTGGTGCTCTTGTTGTTGCTACAAGCACACCGACAATCAACGTTACTTTGCCGACCGCTTCAAGTATGCCAGCAAAGTCGGTCATAAAATTCTGGAGCTTCGGCGCGGGTGGCATGACGATTGTTGCTGCCGGGGCTGACAGCATCCTTTTGCCTGCTGCAAACACAACGTTTTCCCTTCTGACAGGGGCCTCGGTCACGTTTGCATCAAACGGGGTTGCCGGCTGGTATGCAATTGATATGTCAGCCACATCCCCTGTGGGAGGCATCATTCAAGTGGCAAGTTTAACTGTCCCGCTGGGTTATTTGAAAGCGAACGGAGCTGCTGTGTCGCGAGTATCGTATGCCAGCCTATTTGCTGCTATTGGGACAGTATTTGGTGCTGGGGACGGATCTACAACATTCAATATCCCAGATCTGCGTGGTGAATTTGTTCGGGGTTTTGATGACGGACGTGGTGTTGACGCAAGCCGTGTTCTTGGTTCTCTTCAATTAGATGCGTTGCAAAACATTACGGGTCAATTGAATTCTGCTTATAGTTCAGGTTTGGTAGGCAACGCATTGGGGGCCTTTACCGTTAACGGAACCGGATCAGTGACATACGGTAATGCTGGTCCTATTGCTGGTAATCTTGGTGTTGGGTTTAGTGCCGCAAACTCTCCAGGCGCACGCACTTCTACCGAAACGCGTCCGCGTAACGTTGCGTTGCTGCATTGCATTAAATATTGAGGAAAGAAATGAAAATTTATAATGCACACCCTGTTACTGGCGAGTACATAGGCAATGGCCTCGCTGATGCCGATCCCCTCGTTGAGGGAAACTGGCTTCTCCCCGCTCATGCATATGCTGACGCTCCCCCACCAGCCGGCAAAAACCAAGCAGTCGTTCGGGATGTTGATGTATGGAAGGTTGTCGATGACTTTCGTGGAACTGTCTACTACACTGACAGTTCGGATCCACATGTGATCGAAGATCTCGGTGTAGTCATTCCTGACAACGCCACCGATACACCCCCACCACCTACAACGGCTGAACTGACTGCGCTTGTACTCCGTCGTCGCGATGGGCTGCTCGGCACTGCAACTCTCCGTATTGCGCCATTACAGGATGCAGTAGACCTCGGCACTGCGACAGATGCCGATGTTGTAAGCCTGAGGCTCTGGAAAACGTTCCGCGTTGCAGTCAACCGTGTGCCTGACCAAGTCGGGTTTCCCGTAACTATCGACTGGCCAGCCTCGCCGACCTGATTAAAAAATGCTGTCGGAATTGATTCTCAGAAAATATCTGTAACTCTGACATTGTCATCTGTTTTGGGGGGGCGGAGGTGTTAAC